GTCTTTTCATGTGACAGGTAGGTGTACCACCACCCGCCTTCCTCAGGTCCACCATAAGCCTGACCTGAGGTGTAAAGGTTGACGTAATAGGTCATATGTATTGCTCCTTCGTTTATTAGAATGTCTGAGGGGTCCTCAGACTTTCGGTTTCGTTCTGGGTTGATAGTGTGGCGACACCCTGCATCAACGGATAACCAACATTGAAAACAGGGTGCCGCCATTGCGCTGACCAATCGCTCAAGGGGAGTAAGGAGAAACCCTCATTGACCAGCCTCTACACTGTAGCAAATATGCAACAGTATGTCAAGTCGCAACTCCCACGAATAACCTACGGTTGCGAGAGTGCATAGGCCAAAAAAAAACCCCTCAGGATACCGAAGTATCCTAAGGGGCTTTTGTATTAGACTAGCTTAAGCAGGTTATTGACGTGCTTCGCATCACCTTCGGTAATGCTATCGATCAATTGCCAGCACATCCGAAGATGTTCGAGGACCGTAACGGTGTCCGGATGGTCCGTGTCGGCTTCCTCAATCCATCGCTTGATGGCTTTGACCTCGTCCCTGTCGATGTCCCAAATGTCCTTGGCATCATCGCCGTGCAGCGGAATGTCAGGCTTGGAACCTTCGGCATTGTCCGTGCTTTCGGAATTACCTCCGGCCTCTTCCTTGCCCTTTTTGCCGCTGGTCTTTTCTTCCTTAGGCGCGAGCGCCTTGAACAGTTCCTTAGCCTGCTTGCTGTTCATGGGGTGAGTTGGCAGCTTCACCTTCTTATACATGGTCTTCCCTTGGCCGATTGCCCGATTGATACCCTGGGCAATCTTTTTGGAACCGTTGTTAGCAGCCTTATAAACGATATCATTCGCTTCGGCTGTAGTCTCGACCATCGATGACAAGTGAGGCAGGTTGCAATGATCAGGGCTGCCAATCATGAAGGCATGACGGAAGCGGTTAGCAGTCCATTCGCTGACCTGCAAATCCTCTTTACAGTACGCAGCCCATCCTCCGTCTCTGCCGTACTTGCAGTCCTCGTGGGCTTGCTCCAGCAGTTCGCCAAGGCCGATGATGTCCTGGCGAATACGGTCACGCCACGCGTGGAATTGCTTGGCTGTATCCGCAAGACGGTCCTGACATTCGGCAACCTTTAATGCGACAGAATTGGACAGGTCGAAACCATCTTTGTTGGTGACTTGTGTAGTTGTGGACATGGTAAGTGTCTCCATTCGTTCTTGTTGGTTTATGTTATCCGCTTGGCGACGGTCCCTTGGCGGATCGGACCTTGGCTACCTTAAGACCTGACCGGGGCAGACCCTCTACGGGCGACCGGTCAGGCTTAGCCCTGACGTCTGCTTAGAAGTATACGGATGCCGGAAGCTAATGCAAGCCATGCGAGGGTGGATGGAATGTCTGAGGACCCCTTAGACATTGGGAATGTCTGAGGACCCCTTAGACATTAGAGGCGATAGATAGGCCCCACCGCGCAGGCAGGGCCGACAATCATCACAACGGCAGACGATAGGGGCAAACCTCAGAGGATGGACCGTCCCCTTAGGACATATTGAGGGGTTTTGAGGAGGGGTGGCACGGGGGACACTCAGGGCGGTCCGAAGGTCAAAGGGGTTTCACATTTTTAGACCAAATATCCTAAGGAGTCCTTAAGGAGTCCCCTAAGGAGTCCTTAAGAGTCCCCTAAGGTATCCTCTATAGAAATACTTCTTCTACTTTATCTACTCTCTTATCTAGGTGGTCTTTAGAGTCTCTTAAGAGTCTCCCCCTTCCTTTAATGTGGTCCCTCATAATTTATCTAAGGATTCCAGTTATATCTGCTTCCTGAAGAACCACCATTAAGTCTACCTGCAGCTTCCATAAAATTTTCTAGTTCAATGTCAAGTTGTTCTTCTCTATAGTCCTCCAGAGCACTCTGAGCATCTCTATCCATGACCTCTACCCAGTAGTTCACAGCTATGCTGAGAGCATCGATCCTGTCATCAAATGCTAGAGAACCTCTATCTTTTGTCAGTCTTGTCATCTGGTAGAAAAGCTGCTTCTTAAGTTCAGGACACCTAAAGTCCTCTTGGATGATCTCTTCGTCCACTATGAGCCTGTGTTGGTTCATAACAGGCTCTAGGGTATCTATGATCCTCTTTTCTTTCTGTGTGCTGTGTCGTACTTCAACGATAGAGCAAGGGTGTATGTTCTGTAGTACAGGTTTGAACAACTGTGTGAACATACCGTCCCCGAAGTTACTCTCCGTTATTATCTCGTTGACTTCCTGTTCTGCAGCTACACTCGCCAAAGTCTCTAGAGCCTCTTGAGAGTAACCATTCTGTAGTCCCCCTAGAGCGGTGACGTACAGGAAACCGCTTTGCATCTTGACGACCGCATACGCAGTCTCGTCTTTCCCTCGACCACTGGGGTCTATTGACATTACTGAACCGTTCCATTCGTCCCACTCCTCACTCACTTGCATAGGGTTGACCCAGTAGTCTCCTTTGAGTCCTACATTGGGCAGGTTTCTTGTACCTTCCATCTGATCTACCCCTGAGGCCCACTTAACGGACACAGGGCTTTCATCCCAGCTAGAGGGTCCTGACATGACAACAAGGTCATTAATCTTGAGGGGATACCTATCCTGATCGCTAAGGGTAGTATCCAACATGAACTGTAGAGCAAACCCTGATCTACCGTAGGAAGCTTCACGTTCCATAAGGTCCTCTGCAGAGAACCTGTCAGGGTCCACAGGAGCGTCCTCAGGGTGCTCTTCAGTACCCTCCCATACCAATGGCGCTAGACGGTCCCCATACGCCTCTAGGAGCCTCTCTGAGGGGTATCTAGCGGGCCAGATACAGGTGGAGTACCCCCTGTCCTCCAAGGCGCTGTAGATGCTCATTTCGGTCTGTGGAGTGCCTAAGAAAAGAATGCGTCCACCGGGCTTAATGATGGCGTCAAACTCTTTGATAGTTTCCCCTAGCTTATCTCTCATAAGCTGGGTCTGAGAGTTGTTAGCTGATTCAACATCGTCAGCTACAACAAGATCGGCACGGCTTCCCGTTAGCTGACCAGTGACACCTAAGGATTTCACTGAAGGTGCGTGAGATGCCTTAGCGGGTCCTACATCGAAGCTTATCTTTGATTGTCTCTGTCCTTCTTTAGGACGTAGATGTTGGAGGATAGGGACTTCGTGAATGAGCCTGAGGGTGAATGTGGAGAAGTCATCCGCCCTAGTCTTGGATGCTGACACTACAAGGATGTTCTTCTGAGGGTCCAGCATTAGCTGATGACACACGTAGGCACTTGTGATCCATGACTTACCCACGCCTCTGAAGGCTTGGACACACAGGCGTCTAATGTCGCTATCGACGTAAGAGGCTATGTCGTACTGAATAGGGGTGGGGGGAGGTAGGTTTAGGTGTTTCCAGCATATCCAAAGAAAGTTGCGGAAATCCGCAATCTTAGGATCGATCATTAATGCTGGGTCTTCTCGTCGTATTCAAAGGGGAGGGAATCGACAAGCTGTTGCAGAGGGGAATCTGCAGAGACGTAAGCGTCTACACCGTTGTCTTTAAGGAACTGTCGAGCTACTGCAAGGTCTGCAGGTTTAGCTTCGCCGCTCTTAACTCTTTCAAGGAGTTCTAGAGCAAGGCTTTCATGTAGTTGTTCAAACAACTCTTTACTAGACATTACCTACTATTCCTCATGTTCTCTCTAGCGACTCCCTTGGTTTTTTCCAGCGACCTCATGCCGCCAAGTCCGAGTAAAGCCATGATTAACCCAGTGAGTTCTTCTGTCTGAAGTGTCGGAAGTTCGATCACAGGATACCAGATAGCCAAGGCCCAAGCAGTCGCTGGTGCTAAGATGTATTGCCACCCTAGTGCAAAGGCACAAATCCACATGATAGCTGGTCTAGAACCGCTTACGAATATGGAAGGATGCTTGGCTTGTTCGATGTTAGCCTGTGCCTGGAGGGCATCTAGACTAATTAGTTGTGACCTAAGTTCTGCATCAAGTTTAGTTTTAAGGTCTTTGTCTTCAACAAATTTATCTAAAACTTTTCCTGCTACTCCTACAACGGAGTCTACAAGTCCTAACATTAATCACCTTTTATCCTTGGATGGCTACCGTTATGCATCTTCTTTAATGAGGAAACATCAGAGACTAAGGTATCAATAGTAACCTGCATTCTCTCAGTTTCTCTATGACGTTTTTCCATAGTCTCTGGAGACATCATACTGACCAATACGCCAAGTCTTTGTTTAGTAACTTCTGTATTTTTATCGTTAGTATCTAGACGAGTATCTAGACCAGAAATACGGTTGAATGTCTCATTAATGTCTTTTTCTACTTGCTGAAGTTTCGTCTTAACCACAACAAAACTACTGATCACGCTGACTGCCATGCCGCCTAGAGTGACCAACAACCTTACATCAAGTTCCAACTTTCGGAACCTCTGGAAAACCTTCGGTAACCCAGTTGTGACCTGTCGTTGCTATACAAGACGTACCGTTAGGTTCTGACAAAAGGACTGTAAAAGCACCCTCCTTTGAAACAAAGACTTCTACAAGTTTACCAGTGACACTAAGGCCCATTGCTACTTGAAACTCTTGGTAT